TTTTTATTGTTCACGCAAACATAAAAAAATTAACATTATTAGAAATAGATAGAAACAAGGATTTTATATATGAAATGTCAAATATTTTAAAAGAAAGATTTAATGATAAATTAGACCTTTTATATGTTTACGATAGCTCTTTTATTTTCAAACAAATACATCAGTTGTTAGCTATGTTTGTAGATAAAAAAACAATTACTAAAATAATTTTTTCTAAATAATATTTCAATTATGTAATATTTCAATTATGTAGCATATAATAATCCCGCATTTCCACCAATAAAAATTACTGAATTTACACGTTCTTCCATCAAGTATAAATTAAAATTATAATCATAAATACGCCAAGTTGGTTTATTAATAGCAACTATATCTCCTGTATTTGGATCACAAATAGTTAAAACTTGAGCATACGGATCAAGTGGTGGAGAGATAGTTGTAAGTTCAAATTGGATATTTGTAAATCTACTCATGTTCATAGCTCCAGAAGGCTGCGTAATCATATGATCCGTATTTAAACAAAAATTATAACAATATAATCCTGGTGGAGCATTCCCGGATGTTCTTATATATTTTTCAACAAAATTATATACTCCTACCGGCAACATATTCTCTCTATATTGACCATCCAATAAGATTCCTAAAGCAATGAGAATGTTTTCTATATTTTGTGGATTGTATATTCCAGTTATATATAAGTTTGTTGCGGTACCATCTGGATTTGTTCCAGGACCCAAAGTTGAAGGATTTGGTGGTGATGGAGCTGGATTGGGATAATCCCCTGTAGCTGAAGCAGGCACTATATCTTGTGGCATATAATCATATGGCCAGTTTGTATAATTAGACCATTGGTTACGCAAATTAACATCACTTCTCTGTAAATAAAACATCCAGCTAATAACCATACCTATAGAAATTAAATCAATCTTATTTGGGCCAGTAACATTATAGTAAGGTTTCTCATATATTTGTTTAAATATATACTTTTGTTCATTCTTGGCAAACACTTCAGATTCATCATTAGAGAGAAAGCAATAAGTACAGTTTAAATGTATATCAGCATTCCAATTTGTTCTTGTATCAATATAAGAACCCGGTCCAAGTGTTTCATCTGGAGGAGTCTGTAAAAATCTATAAAACTGCATATAATATTGATTAAAATTTGGAGCAATTACAGGAAAATTATTTGGATAATCCATAACATCACGAATTGTAAACCATTCATTTATAGGTCTTAAAGATACACTTATCTGTAATTCATTATATTGAAGAGCTACTAAAGGAAAAGCTTGCTGAGTAACTAAATTAAACCATGCTCCCAGTGGAATATATAATGTACGTCCCATGATAGATGGTTGCGCACCAGCTGGACTTGTAGTAAAAAAAGCATTTGGATACGCATTAACACGTTCACCATAATTAGCAGGATCATTTAAATCTGGGGTGTTACCAATCATTTCATTAAACAATTGCAATTTTTGTGCGTTGAAATCTCTATGAGTTGAAGATAAAATATATTTTCCTGAATATTGTTGTATCTGTTGATTTCCACATGTAATACTAATACGATTTATAATTTGAGCTCCTAAATTATCTATCCATTGAAATTCATAAGGTGCCCAATCAGTATAGGTTACAGAACCATCTTGATTTAGTACTTCTTGTGGTGGAAAAATTGGACTCCAAATATTTGGCAAAGTTATACAAACATAACAGTCCATTAAAAGATCAGCATAACGTTTTATAGTAAAATTAAATGTAGATTCAGTAGTTAAACCTAATGACGGTGTTCCTGTAAAATCTATTCTAAAATTTTGTTTTCCAAAATTTGTGTATTGTTTAAAAGTTGATTTCCAGTATGTCTTACTAGGGTTACCGTTTAAAATTACATTTTGTTGGCCTGTGGCAACTAATTGCATTAAACCTCCTGCCATTATTAAGTATATAATATATGTATTTTTTAATTCTTTATTCAATATAATATAATTATTCAATATAATATAATTATTTCTTATGATTTATATATTTTAAGTTTCTAAATACATAAATTAATACATAAATTAATACATAAATTAATATATTAATTCAAAATTAAAAAATAATATAATATATTAGATATGTCAAATCAACCAATCGATTATTTAAATAAATTAAAATCTTTAGATGAAGATTTTCAAAGTTACATTCTTATAGCAATTATTTCTATAATTTTAATAATATTTATTGGATACATGATTTACCTAACTAAATTAGAAAGCAGAACATGTGATTATATGAATGATTTATATCCTTCACTTGACGGAAATATAAGAGCAATTAATTCAAGTGATCCTGATTGTAGTGCTAACTTGTGTGATTATTATGTTAAAACCGCATATAATGCTTGTAGTGGTGGTTCATATAAAAATGATTTTGTTGACATTTGTAATTTAAAGGCAGTCTTAAAGCAAGGTGTTAGATGTTTAGATTTTGCGGTTTATTCAATTGATAATCAACCAGTTGTTGCTACAAGTACAAGCGATAGTTTTTATGTTAAGGAAACTTTTAACTCTGTTGATTTTTCTAGTGTAATGGATACAATTAATAATTATGCTTTTGCTGGTTCAACCGCTCCTAATCCTACAGATCCACTTATTATTCACTTAAGGATTAAAAGTAATAACCAAGAAGTCTATACAAACTTAGCAAATATATTTATGAATTATGATACTTTAATGCTTGGTAAAGATTACAGTTTTGAAAATTCCGGCACAAATTTAGGAAGTTTACCCTTATTAACATTTCAAAATAAAATTATCTTAATAGTTGACAAATCAAATAACAGTTTTTTACAAAATGAAAATTTCTTAGAATATGTTAATTTAACAAGTAATTCTGCATTTATGAGAGGATATAATTATTATGATGTTAAAAATAGTCCTGATACTCAAGAGCTAACAGATTACAATAGGAAAAATATTACAATAGTATTCCCAGATAATCAAATAAATCCGGCAAATCCAAGTGGATATTTATGCCGTTCTTTTGGATGCCAAATGGTTGCTATGCGTTACCAATATGTTGATAATTATTTAATGGCAAATGCTTTATTTTTTGATAACGCTGGATACGCTTTTTCCTTAAAACCTGCTTTGTTGCGTTACCAAGCTGTTACTATTCCAAACCCTACACCTCAAAATCCAGCATATTCATATCAAACTAGAGATGTGTCAACGGATTATTATAGTTTTAAAGCTTAATAATTTGGTTAAAATTTCACATTATATATTTTTACTGTTTAGCAATTTTATAATTAAAAAGAATAATTATAAAATTTTATTACAATAATTTTATTACAATAATTTTATTACAATATTATAAGAATAACAATGAGTAAAAATAAAAATATTTGTAAAGGCTTGTCATTTGCAGAATGTGAATTAGCTATTTTACGTATGGCTGTAGATAAAGCTGAAGAAAAAATAGGAAAACGTGTTGTAAATTCAGAAGATGTACAAAATATTATAAATATTGTTGAGGATTTTATTAAAAGGAAAAAACTTATATGCTATGGTGGCACAGCTATAAATAATATATTACCAGAAGAAGACCAGTTTTATAATAAAGATGTAGAAATTCCAGATTATGATTTTTTTTCTGATGAAGCTTTAAAAGACGCAAAAGAATTAGCAGATATTTATTATGAAAAAGGTTTTGTTGATGTAGAAGCTAAATCAGGACAACATCACGGAACATATAAAGTTTTTGTAAATTATATAGGTGTAGCGGATTTAACATATATACCAAAGGGTATATTTAACGCTTTAAAACAAGATTCTTTAAGTGTAGGAGGTATGTTATATGCTCCTCCTAATTTTTTAAGAATGTCAATGTTTTTAGAATTATCAAGACCAGCTGGTGATATTAGTAGATGGGAAAAAGTTTTAAAAAGAATCAGTCTCTTAAATAAAAATTATCCTATTACAGACATAAATTGTAATAATATTGATTTTCAACGTGAAATGGAAAATAGAGAGAACCAAGATATTATTTTTGAAACAGTAAAAAATACACTGATAAATCAAGGGGTTGTATTTTTTGGCGGATTTGCTAGCTCTCTCTATTCACAATATATGCCATATAATTTAAGAAAAAAAATACGCAAGTTTGCTGATTTTGATGTTTTATCAAATGACCCACATACAACCGCAGAAATAGTTAAAGAACGTTTAAATGATATTGGAATTAAAAACACTAAAATAATTAAACGTGAAGCAGTTGGAGAGATTATTCCTGAACATTATGAAGTTATAGTTGGCAAAGACTCTATATTATTTATTTACAAACCAATCGGTTGCCATAGCTACAACGTTTTAATATCAAAAGGGAAAAAATTAAAAATAGCTACAATTGATACCATGTTGAGTTTATATTTAGCATTTATATATGCTGATAAAGAGTATTACAATAAATATATAGATAGAATATTATGTATGTCAAAATTCCTTTTTGATGTTCAACAAAAAAATAGATTACAACAAAAAGGATTACTTAAAAGATTTAGTATTATTTGTTATGGTCATCAGGATTCTTTAGAAGAAATGAAAGCTGAAAAAGCCGCAAAATATAAAGAATTAAAAAAAACTGGTAATACAAAAGAATTTGAAGAATGGTTTTTATCTTATAAACCAGAAGATTTAAAAAATAAACAAATGAAGAGAGAAGATAATAAT